TGTTTCTCCCACTTTTTCGCCATCTGCGGGAAGTTCGCGTACATCCATCTCCTCTGCGACTGGCTCTTGAACGGCATCTTCTTTTTCTTCTTTTTTAGTTAAATCAACCTTTGTTACACTTTCTTTTTTATTAGCTAACTTTTTAGGTTTCTTTTTAATCTTTAAACTTTCAGACTTTTCGTCCACTACTTCTTCTTTTGACATAATATAATATTATAAAATTAGTAATTATCTTGGTTCAAATTGCCCCAAGTCGAATCCTCCAAATACGTCATTACCCGCGGATTCAAAGTTTTTAGGTAATGAGTTGTTATTTCTCTGATCTATTAACTCACTTTGTTGAGTTGCTTGTATTTTAGTTCTTTCGTCTTTTCTATCTTCTTTTTCACTTTCAGATTCCATCTTAGCATTAGCATTTACTTTAGCTAACTCCATATTAAACTTAAATTCAAGCTCCATTAGTTGCTTTTTAATTTCAGCTTCTTGTTGTAGTTTTTCTATCGCAAATTGAGATTTACCTTTTTCTACTTGCAGTGTTGTTTCTGCTATTGCTTGTTGTTTTTGAACTTCGTTCATTGCTGCTTGCTCTGCTTGTTGAGCATTAGCTTGAGCTTGTGCTTGTATATTAGCTTGTTGAGCCTGTTGATCTTGTTCAGTTTTTCTTTTCCTTCTTTGTTTTAATAACTGATTAGCTAACTTTAAATTCTTAACTTCTCTAATATCTAAAGCGTCTTCTAAATATATAGATTGTTGTTGTAGTGCTATTTGTATACTTTGTTCTAATGTAGCTTTTTCTTCTTCATCTGGTTCCAACTCTAAGAATATACCAAAATCATGAAGATTTAATGATTGCAATTCATCTAATGTACCAACGTTATATCTTGATATGCTTGACTGTATTGAATCTCTTAAAATTGGAAATTGTAAGCAATCGGCTATTCTTAAAGCTATATTTTCACAAGTTCTTAATGTAAGGTATAAACTACCTTGTAGTATATGTTTAGTTGCAGTATTTGAATTTGCAGCTGCTAATTTTTGTAAACCTACCAAAGCATCTTCATGTGGCATACTACCATCTCTTGCTTCGTTTAAACCAGTTACGTCTCGCATCATTTGTAAATAATATTGATACGTCTGTATTAACGATTGTATTTTAGCTCCACTAGCAGAGGTTTGTAGTTCCTGTATTGGAACTTTACCTCTATTCATATCACCATCCTGAGTCATTGATCTACCAACTATACTACCAGTTTGGAAATACATGTTTAATGCTTCCGCTGGATTATAATTAGTGCCGTTACCAAGATCAACTTCCATTAAACCATCAGCGTCAAGATAAACACCATCAGGAACCATTCTTGATAATACTTGTTGTAGTTTTAAATGAGTTATTTGTATCATATCAGCAAAACTCATCATTCTACTTACAAGAGACTCTATTCTACCTTTATACATTCTTGGCGCACAAATATTATAGTTCATATTAACTTTAACATTATTAGCAAATGGTCTAGTCATGTTTTCCGCTAACTTCCACTCTAACATGTCTGGATGACCAAGTATTTTAGCGCCACTATATAATACTTCTATTGCTCTATCAACTTTTGAAAATCCATCTGATTCAGGTGGATTAAAAGTATCTTGTTTTTCTAATGCTTTTTCTAACCCAAATGGAGTTTGTTTTATTTTCCATGTTTGGTTAGTATATGTTTTGTATTCAAAAAATAATACTTGTACTATGTTTTCATCGTCTCTACCATTCCAGTTTCTTACATAGTTAGTATTTCCTGGAAACTTTTGTATTTTCTCTATTTGATCAGGCGTAAGATGTGGAAACAGCTTAACTAATTCTGGTAATCTTATAGATTTAACCTCACCTACATAATAAATATCTTCAAAGTTTGGATCTTCGGTGTATGACCAAACTAAACTTGCTGGATCTACATATTCAGCTGTAATACCTTCAGATTTGTTGAATCTAGTTTTAGTAGCACCTATACCTATAGTTGCTAAATCATAATTAACTCTTCGTTTAACTAAATCAAATCTATTCCTATCTAAAGTGTCGTTTATAACTTCCTCTTCGGCTATTTCTACAGCTTGTTTATAATCCAACTGCATGTGAACAGACAATTCTTCTTCTGTTCTTATATCTAAATCTCTACCTTGACTACTTGTTAAATCTATACCAGTATTTTGAGCTACCATTTCTATAAGCTCTCTTTGCATTAAATCTCTATGTAAGCCGTCAGCATATTGAGTTCTTTTTAAAACTGATTCAGGATCTTGAGCATATGCTTTAATATCATATACTCTATCAGACATTCCGTTTACTACAATATCTATAAACTTGGGTATTATTGGTACAGGTTTCCAATCTAAATTTAAATATGATAAATCACCATTTATAGATAATTCATCTTTGTATTTCTGCACTGATTGCTCTCCTCTAGCATATAATCTTCTCTGATGAAAATCATTATAATATGTTGAGTATCTACTGCCATATACACTCCAAACTCCATTGTCGCTATAACCAAACCATTCATTCTCTATGGCTCTAGCAACTTGTAGTCCGTATTCTAATGTTTGTTTCTCTGCGTCTGGTACTACCTGATCTGGAAACGAACTTTGTGAGTTAGTATAAATCATTTATTCTATTATTTTTGAAATATAACCTTTATTGTCGTATTTTTTTATACCTAAATTAATTTTCTTTACTGTTCTATCAGCCACTGGCTTATATAGATTTCTATTACAAGCCATAATGGCTAAACCTGAACTTATTGTAGCATCAAATTTTGTTCTACTAGTTATATCAAATCTACCCCAGTCTTCTAATGTATCTTGAAAATACATATTACCATATCCGTGTTCTAATAAACCAACGTGGTTTTCTATATAAGATTCTATAGCAGCTGCATGAGCTTGCTTAACATCTTCACTTGTATTTGGTATACCACCAATCTCTTTTTCTGTGACGGATAGTTTGTTCCAAACTCTATCTGGTCTGTTCATTGAAAAACCTCTATAACCTCTACGCTTTAAATAGTAAAGTAATCTTGGTTTATTATTTTCAACTAATATTGGCATGCCGTAAAATACGCAAGCCATTAAAATGTCTTCAAAAAATATTTCTGCTGTTTGTGGTCTTTGTATGTATTCTAAAAAGAAGTGGTTAGGTGGTGCGTCTTCCATACTAAACTTAGTTAATCCATGAAGCGCTCCTTTAGAACCTTTACCATCAACTGTACCTGAAATATCATAACTGTCACAACCAAAAGCTCCAATGTGTTCATTACCAGGATATTTAAACCCATCCTTAAGTATCACTCGATTTTGTAAATTTTTAGGTGGAACCCATGAAATTTTGAATCTACCCTTCTTATCTGGATGGAAAATTACTCTTGTATCTTTGATACCATTCTCCCATTGAAAGTTGCCTTCTGATATATTAGCAGCGTTATTTATATCTTCATTATAATCTATCTGCTCGTATATTTTAGTGAGATTAAATAAACTTTGTTTAGTCTCATCTCTGAAAGCATGTTGCTCTGTTCTAGGAAATTGTCTATATAATTCGTTTAATGCGTCTTGATCATCTTTTAAACCATCAACTTCACGTTTAATGCGTCTTGATCATCTTTTAAACCATCAACTTCATTTTGCCAATGATCTATAACACCTATGCTTATAAATTCTTCATCAATCCCAAGTATGGGTTTCTCTGGTGTATTAAATACAGGTACTCCAAAAGCATCAATGAATCCTTCGTAGGACCATTCCATAGGTATGAATAAAGAATATAATCCCGAGCTTGTTTGGCCATTGCGATTTCGATTAGTAACGTCTGATCCATAATATATGTCTTTGAAGTTCTGACCACCTTTATCTAAAGCATTAGAAGTTGAACCCATCATACATTTCCCAACAATTCTACTACCCAGTCTTAAACAAGTTTTAGTTACTTTCCAGTTGTTCTTAATGTTATCAGGTCTCTCCCACTTACCACTTTCATCGTGAGCTAATAGTTTTAATTTTTCACCATCATAACTATTGTCTCCAGTGTTCTTCCAATCTATCGTAGTATCGAGTCCATCAAGTTCTTCAAGTTGCTCTCCAGTATCGAGTTTTCTCCTGGTGAGTTTCGAAGCTGGAACTCTGTATGCCAGTTCTGTTTTAGGGCGATCCATACCATCTTGTATGGGCTTGAAGAAAAACGGATAATTAACTGATATGGGTACGACCTTA